TCAGGCGTTCTCAAGGGCGGTCGGCCGCTTGTCCGGGGCTTCGTCGGCGAGGGGGGTGTCTGCGCGGGCGAGGATTTCGCCCTTGATGGGCTCCCATGGGTCCCGCTCCCATACGGGGTGCACCTGGACGACGATTCCGCGGTTGCGCTTCTTGCCGTCGTCTGCGTACCCGACGACTACCCGGCGGATGACCTGCTTGAGCAACGCGTTCTTCTCCTGAACGAGGAGGGTGTCCCATTCTTCGGCGAGTCCGACGACGATGGGGCGGAAGTCCTCGGCCATGGGCATGCTTTCCACTTCGGCGACCTTGTTCAGCTCGGCGGTAAGGCGGGCTTTTTCTCTGGTGAATTGGTCGCGTACTCGGGCGAACACGTCCTCGGGGTACTTGTCCGGGTTGAGGGCCGAGTCGGTGACGAGTCTGTCGAGTGCCTTCTCGGTCTTGGCCAGTTCGACTTGCAGGTGGGCCCGCTCGCGCGCCGCAATGGCTCGCTCGTCCTTGGCGGTAGGCGTCTGCCCGGTGGCCGGTGCTGCGTCGATGCCGGCAGCGGCTTCTCGTTTGAGCCACCGGCGTACTTCTGTTTCGACGTCGAGGCGTCGGGCGTTGATGTTCTGGGGGCATGCCTGCTTGCCGCGGTGCTTGTACTGGCTGCACACGTAGTAGTGACCGCGCACGTTCTTGCCGTCGTGCCGACCGCTGTCGGAGGCGGCGCTGAGGTGGTGGCGGCACAGGTTGTGCCGGACGAGGCCGGTAAGGGCGTAGCTGGCTTTGCGGGCCCGCGGTGGGGTCTTCTTGGTGTCCTGCCTGTGCTTTAGGTATGCCTCCCATAGGTCCCACGAGATGATGGGTTCGTGAGCGCCGGGAATGAAGATCCACCGGTTGTTGATGCACCCGTTGTTCTCGCCGTAGGCGCATTTGCATGCGGGGTCGTGGATGCGCAGGAGGCCGGCGGCGAAGCCGCTGTCCATGTAGCGGATGAGGCTGGAGACGTACCAGAGTCCGCCGCGGCTGGTGCGCATGCCGGCGCCGTTGTACCAGTGGACGAGGTTGTTGAAGCCGGTGCCTTCGACCTTTCGCTCGTAGGCGGTTTCCGCGTAGGGGGCTTGGTGTTCGTGGACCTGGTACCACTCGTCTTGCAGCTTCCACTCGCCGAGTCGCTCGGGGTCGGGGACGCGGCGGGGGTGCCAGATGTAGCCGAATCGGTGTCCGCCGGTGGCGGGGAGCTGCATGGCGCGGCGGTGGGCGTGGGCTTCCTTCCACTGTTCGCCGGCGCGGTCGGATTCGAAGACGGCCAGGTCGAAGAGGATTGACCTGTTGAACTTGCCGACGGCGGTGGAGGCGTCGATCTCCTCTGTGGCGGACTGGAGTTGACCGCCGATCTTTTCGAGGCGGGCGAGGTTGACGGCTATGCCGAGGTCGTTGCGGCCGAAGCGGTTGTACTTCCAGACGGCTATGCCGCGGGCCTGTCCGTGCTCGACCATCTCAATGCCGCGCATGATCTTCCGCTTGAAGTTGCGGCCGGTCATGTCGAGGTCTTCGATCCAAGCGATGATGCGCCGGCCGGTACGGCTCGCCCACGCTTGGATGGCCTTCTTTTGCAGTTCGGGGCTGATCTTCTCCTCTCGCCACGTGCTGACTCTGATGTAACCGATGTACGGCTCGGTCATTGCGCGGTCTTCCCCCTCTTTGGTTGTGGTGGTGGGGTGGCTGCTGCGCTACCCCCCGCGGTAGCGCGTGCGTGCCAGAGGGCCGCTCCTTACTGCGCCTGCTGGTAAGCGGCGAGGCCGTCGTCGTGGCCGGGCACCGCGTAGAGGCGGTGCACGGTTGCCAAGTCGGGGTCGGGGGTTCGCGGGCCGCCGTCTGTGACTGGCGGCGGGGTGAGGAGTCCGCGGGAGGCGTGTTCGAGACCGAGGCGGTATCCCTCTCGGCGGAATGCTTCCGCTTTCTCCTTGGAGATGTATTGCTGGTGCCGGACGATGGCGAGGATCACGAGAGGCAGGGTTGCGAAGTCCACCGTTGAGCCGGTGTCCGCGAGTCGGGGGTTCGTTCCGAGCACTGCGCCTGCGACGACCATGACGAGGCCGACGAGGAACACGAGGCTGGAGACGATGACTGCGAGCTGCGCGCGCGTGATCATCAGGGGGCGGTGCCTTTCTTGTGCTGTTACCCGCTTGCGCGTTTGTCGTCCGGTTCGGTGGCGCGGAGTCCGTTCACCATCCGTTCGAACGCCTTGACGCCTTCGGGGCTTGTGATTCCGAGTTCGCGGGCGGCTTGTGTGGGTGTGATGGATTCGGGGTGGATGGGGCGGGTCGCGGTCCGGGCGAGGTCCTCGGGGGAGAGGACGCCGGCGCGTACGAGGATCTCGGAGAGTGGGACTTGTAGAGCCTCGGAGAGTGCGTTGAGGGTGCGCAGGTCCGGGAGTCCGTCACCGCGGAGTAGCCGGGACACGGTTGCGGGGCTGATGCCGCTGTCCGCGGCGAATCTCGTTTGGCCGCCGCGGTCTGCGTAACGGTGAAGCCTTAGTTGTTCTTTCAACCAGTGGGCGAACGTGGCTGGTGTGTGGGAGTCGTCGCGGGACGTCATACATGAAAGATATCGCGCATGAAAGGGATGCAACAGCGGGATCACTGATCGGCACAGTTCACCCTCCCCCGTGTTGCAGTACATGGCAGTGCGCGGCTCGTCTCGTTGTCGAACAAGTCTTCGACGCGGAGTTTAGGACTCCTTTGCCGAAGCTGTCACGTCAGTAACGGTACCGGCACGTACTGGCAGGGTGTCGCCCGAGGTGGGTGGTTACGCCCCTTTCATGATCACGTTTCACCAGGGGGTCGGCGCGGCCATCTTCTTTCATGCTCGAAACGAACCTGCTATGTTTCAAGCATGAGAGAGACCGGAGACGGTTGTTTCGCGAAAGGAATACGCATGTCTTATGCCTCCGGCGCCCTGGTCGCCGCCGCAGCGGCTCGCGGTGATCACACGCCTGCCGATATGGCCCGGCGCATGGAACTGCCGTACCTCACCGTCTACCGGTGGGCGACCGGCCGCCATGTCCCCGGACCGGCCGGGCTTGCTGCCATCCAGCGTGCTTACGGACTCACCGCTGACGACTTGCTCAGTGAGGACCGGGCCGCATGAGCGTGATCACTCCCCGCGAGCAGGCGTTCGCCGCAGCCCGCGCTGTCCTCGACCGGGCCCGCGCCCGCCGGGACTCCATGCCCATCCGGGCCGCAGCCGAAGCCGCCGCCGTCGGCAGCACCAAGAGCGCCGACGAAATCGAGTTCATCCTGCGCCGCTTGCACAAGGCCGCCGCCCCGGATCGCACCCGGCCGGCGCCCCTGGCCGCCGCAGCCTGACGAAAACGGGGCCGCCCGGATCGCACCCGGACAGCCCCCACAGACACCCGATTCCCTGCCAGGAACAGAGGTCCAATGCACGACTTTACGCGCCTGCCGCAGCCCAGGGCGCTTGATGTGCCCTCGCTGTGGTCATGGCTGGCCACGCTCCCGCCTGCCGAACGTCTGCGCGCTCTCGCCGACGCCGTCGAGCGGCAGTTGCCAAAAGGGCGCCCGGTGAGCACCGACGCCGTCCTCGACCCGCTGCTCGCCACGCCCGAAGGGATCACCTCATGACCGTCGTCGCCCTCGCCGACCGCCAAAGCCACCAGCACCTTGCCGCCCCGGCCCTCCCGCGGATGTCGGTCGAGTCCAAGCTCGATTACTGCAAGGCGTTCGCCGCGTCCGGCCTGCTGCCCCGTCAGTTCCGCGGACAGCCCGCGAACTTGCTCTACGCGGTGGAGTACGCCGAGTCCCTCGGCCTGCATCCCATGGTCGCCATCACGGGTGTGCACGTGATCGAGGGCAAGCCGACCGCGTCGGCCGCCCTGATATCCGCCCTCGTCCGCCGCGCCGGGCACCGGCTGCGCATCAAGGGCGACGCCACCTGTGCCGTAGCGCAGATCATCCGTACCGATGACCCTGACTGGACGTTCGAGGCCCGGTTCACCATCGACGACGCACGCCGCGCCGGCCTGCTCGGCAAGGACGTATGGAAGAAGTACCCGGCCGCCATGCTCAAGGCCCGCGCCATCTCGGCGGTGGCCCGCGATGCCTGCGAGGAAGCCCTCTTCGGCATCCACTACACCCCCGAGGAACTCGGCGCGGTGGTGGACCAGGAAGGCAACCCGGTCTACATCGCCGGGGAGATCCAGCAGGACACCAAGGAGGAGCCGCCCGCGTCGGCCGCCGCGCCGCAGCGTGACTTCCTCGCCGAGGCACGGCGGGCGAGCGATGCCGCCGCCGTCCGGGCGGTGTGGGAGGACGCCAAGGGGGCCGGTGTCCCGCAGCACTACCTCAACCAACTCGCCGCCATCGGACGGGACAAGCCCGGGGCCCGCGTCGCCGAGCAGCAACTGGCCGAGGCCGTCGTCGAGGAGCACCAGGACCAGGACGACGAGCACGCCGCCGCCCTGGCCGCGATGTACGACGCAGCCTGTGCAGCGGAGTTGAGCAACGAGGAGGCCGACGAGGCGTTCGCCGCGCACTACGGGCACACGCCGGCCGAGGCCACGGTCGCCGAGCTGGTCGAACAGCGTGAGGACCTGCTCGACGCCGCCGGGGGCGCCGCGTGAGTGCCGAGGACATCAAGCAGGCGACCACCCGTGAGGCCTTGCTGAAAGCCCTTCTTGACGAAGTGAAGGCCGCATACGAAGAGGCCCGGACCGAGGTGCAGCACCATCTCGACGCCGCCCAGGAGGCCAGCGGGGCACGGCAGTTCAACGCGGAACTGCCGGACGGGCGCAAGGTGGGAACGGTCAGCCTCACCGGGGGTGAACCGGCCGCGCAGGTCACCGACCGCGCCGCGTTCATCGCCTGGGCACGGGAGACCTTCCCGGCCGAGCGCGTGACACGGATCGTCAAGGACGTGCGCGAGGCGTTCGCCGAGCGGCTGCTCGACGAGATGACCGCGGCCGGCGTGCCGCAGGTCGTCGATCCGACATCCGGCGAGGTGCACGAGGTGCCGGGCGTGGAGATCAGGCCCACCCGCAAGCGGTCGCATTCGGTGCGGTTCGCCAAGGGCGGGCGCGAGTTGGTCGGCGAGGCGTGGCGCTCGGGTGGTCTGGCGCCGCTGGTCCTGCCCGCCCTTGCCCCCGGTGCAGGAGATGAGGCCGCGTGAAGTGCGGCCACTGGGACGGCTCGGGGCGCCGCTACTGCGGCGCTCCGAGCGCCCGCCGGTACCTCACCGGCTACCGCTGCCCCCTCCACACGCCGGCCGCCCTCGCCGGGCGCACCCAAGCGCCCGCACCGCCGCCGCCCCGACCGTAAGGGAACCCCTGTTGAGCCTCGACGCCATGGATTGGGTGTGGACCCGGTCCGCCGCTAAGGGCACGCCCCGGCTCGTGCTGCTCGCCATCGCCGACAAGTGCCCGGATGACCGGTGCGTCGCGTACGCCGGTACGACCATGCTCGTCCAGCGCACGAACGCGGCCCGCTCGTCGGTCGTGACCGCTGTAGACAAGCTCATTGCGTCCGGCGAGTTGGAGATCGTCGAGGGTGCCCGAGGGCCGCGCGGTGAGACCGTCTACCGGCTCCCGCACGCCGTCGGGCACCGCCGCGCCGCCGAATCCGAAGACGCCCGTTTTGGTGGTCCGAAATCCGGAGGGGTCCGAAATCCGGACCGGTCCGAAAACAAGACCCCCGGCGGTCCGGATTCCGTACCCCACCGGTCCGAAAACGAGACCCCTACCGGTCCGGAATCCGGACCCCAGAACGCAAGAGAACGCAAACACCAAGAGGAACAGCAGCCGCACGCGTCCCGAGGCCGCTCACCCGTGGTCGAGCAACTGCGCCCCCTCGCCGATGCCCTCGACGCGGCCGGGGTCGAGGTCCGTTGGACGCTCGGCCTTGGTGAGCAGCGCGACGCGTACCGGCTCGTCCAGACGCACGGCGTCGCCGCCCTCGTCGAACTCGCCGCCCGCCGGATCACGCCCGGCGACCCGCCCAAGAGCGCCCGTTACTGGCTCAAGGTCTGGGCCGACCTCGACCACACCCCCGCCCGGCCGGCGCCCGGCTCGACCGGCTCGAACGTCGTCCCGTTCCGCGCCCCCACCGCCGCGCCCACCAGCCACACGAACACCCTCGCCGCAGGGCTTGCCCTGCTGGAGCAGGAAGGACTCGCCTGATGGAACCCCGCCACGTCGCCGCGCTCCTCAACTACGCCGCTACCCTCGACAGCCGGATACGCCGGATCATGGCCACCGACGAGCAGGCCGCCGCCACCATCCGCACGTGGGCCACGGCCTTGACTGACGTCCCGGCCATGGCCGAGACCGCCGGGTGGGACGCCTCCCGCGCGGTGCGCCGCTACTACGAGCAGGCCAACGGCGACCGCAGCGCCCAGTTCCGGCCCATCGAGCCGGCCGACCTGCTCGCCGCGTGGGCGCCGCACCGCGCCGAGCTGATGAACCGCCACACCGACCCCCTGCCGAGCGTGGACCCCGACAACGTCGAGCAGTGGCGCGCCGAGTTGGTCGGCACCCGCGCCGCGGTGGCCACCGGGCAGGCCGCGCCCTCGACACATCGGGAACTCACCAGCGGCATTCACCCCGCCATCGAGGCGCGCCTCGCCTCCATCGGCTCCTACATCCCGTCGGCCATCCGGCAGCAGCTCGCCCCGTACCGGCCGACGGCCGCCCTGCGTGAGGCCACCGTCGCCGCCGGTCAGCCCGACCCGTTGAGCGTGCCCTGCGCGTGGTGCGAGGCCGAGAAGGGCAAGCCCTGCCGCTCCCGCCGGATCACCCCGCGCGGTGGGGCGACCTCCAACGCGCCCCGCAAGAAGCCCCACCCGGGCCGGTTCGACTCCGCGCTCGCCGCACAGGAAGGCGTCGCCGCATGACCCGCCACCGCGACAACACACGCAACCTCACCGAATACCGCATCACCGCCCTGTGGCCCGGCCTGACCACCAACGTGGGGTTCCGGCACGCCGACCGCCGCCACGTCTATGCCAAGGCCCGCAAGTGGGCCGCCGCCGGCGCCCTGGTGGTCGTCGAACGATCCAAGGGCTACGAGTAGCAGCACGAGCGGACCCTCGACGGCCCGGCCCTGGTGGCCCAACTGGAGCGGGCGCGCAGGCAGGCCGAGGAAGCCGCGCACCGACAGGCCGTCGAGGAACGGCTCGACCAGCAGACCGCCGCGTTCGTCGAGCGCGTCCTCGCCGAGCACGCCGAGGGCGAGCACGACCGGCACGAGCGGCTGATGCAGCGCCCGCCCGTCCCTCGTCGCGCCGAGGGACGCACCGCCGCCGCGCATGTGGTCAACCGTCGGGGCATCCGGTGACGCCCCGGGCCGTCGTTGCCTTGCTCGCCGGGGAGCTGCACGCACTCCACCCGGACAGCTACGACCGGCAGGGGCACCCGGTTGATCCGGCTGCTGTCGAGGCCGCCGAGCGCCTGCTCGTCGCCCTCACTGAGCACGGGATGACCGTCACGGCGCAGGAGACCGTCTGACCCCGCGGGGTGCCCGCAATCCGCGGGGCAACGGGCACCCTTCCGCGTACTATCCTTTCAAGAAAGAAATCTAGCGCCAACGAAAGAAAGGCTCGCTGTGGCAGGAGAAACAACCATCACCGTCGTGGGCAACCTCGTGGACGACCCCGAACTGCGCTTCACCCCCGCCGGTGCCGCCGTCGCCCATTTCCGCATCGCATCCACCCCGCGCACCTATGACCGCACCAGCGGCGAATGGAAGGACGGCGAGAGCCTCTTTCTGAGCTGCTCCGTATGGCGACAGACCGCCGAGCACGTCGCCGAATCCCTCACCCGTGGAACCCGCGTCATCGCGCACGGACGCCTCAAACAGCGCACCTACGAAGACCGCGAGGGCGCCAAGCGAACCGTCTTCGAGCTGGACGTCGAAGAAGTCGGCCCCACCCTCAAGAACGCCACCGCCACCGTCGCCAAGTCAGGCCGTAACAAGGCTCCCCAGCAGCCGCAGCAGGCCGTCGCTGACCCATGGGCAACTCAGGCCCCACACCCCGCCGCGTACGTCCAACAGCCGCCCTTCTAACCGCTCGCCGCGACCGGTCGAACCCGCCCCCCGTGCGCGCGAGGCCCCAGCCCCTTCCCGCCCCGCCCAGGAGACATTCCGACGTGCCGCTCCCCGCCGCGCACCGCGCCGCCGCCCACCTCGCCATCATCCGGCAGCACTGGGCCGAGCTGCTGCTCGCCATTGAGACCCCGCCGGCCGACGTATGGCCCCCGCGGCAGCTCGCGCACACGCTGCGCCCGGCCGACGACGAGCCGCTCGACGTCCTCGACCGCGCACCCCTGGTCCTGCGCGAGCACTCGGCGCCGCTCAACCTCGACGCCCTCGACGCCGGACTCGCCATCGAGCACGCCCTGTTCGACCTCGCCGACGTCCTCGCCGCCGCCGTCCAGCGCACTGACCGCGACGACCCGCGCCGGTGGATCATCCGCAGCGCCACCGACCCCGGCAGCCGGGCGCACGGCCTGCACTGGGCCGCGCTGTACGTCGAGGGCCGACTGCTCGACGAGGACACCGCCCCCGAGGAACAGCCCGACGGCACCACGACCGATGCGCCGTTCGCGCCCGTGTCCGAGCGCCTGCTGCACGACTCCGCTCGCGTCGCCCACGAGTGCGCCGGCCGCCTGCTGCGGACGCTGCGCCTTGACCAGCGCGCCACCCCGGTTCCCGGCCGGCCGTGCCCCTGGTGTGGGGGCGAGCTGACGCTGCACACCGGCCCGGACGAGGGGCCGAGGGTCACATGCGGGTGGGGGGCGCAGTGCCCCGCCCCGGTACCCCTGACCCCGGCGGGCCGGCGGGTGTGGGAGTGGCACGCCCTGCCCGCCCTGGTCGCCGCACTCGACGCCGCGGAGCAGCACGAACGGGGGTCGTACCCCTTGGCCGCCTGTTGAGCGACATTCAGGATTCCGATATCGCGGGCACTACTAGCAGCAGTTGTGCCTTCCTCGCACTGCTGGAATAGTTTGTCTCCTCAACCGTTGTCCATTGGCTGGTCTCCCAGCCGTGGCGGGCATCCGCCAAGGAGAGCGAGGTACCAGGGCATGTCGGTGAGGGTCTATGTAGGCAACCTGAGCTGGAAGACGACGGATGAGACGCTGAGGGAGGCGTTCTCCGACTACGGTGAGTTGGTGCACGCAGAAGTCATCATGGATCGGCAGACAGGCAGGTCGAGGGGCTTCGGCTTCGTTTCCTTTGACTCCGCGGAGGAAGCGGAGGCCGCCGTCAACGGAATGCAGCAACAGAATATCGATGGACGCTCCGTCGTCGTGAACTTCGCCTAGTACTCCAGTTGCAGTTCGCTTATTGCCGCTGGTCAGGAGCTTGTTTGTGAGTGTAGTTGGCTGACTACGTAGTCGGGCGTTGAGAGTGCCGATGGTCGGGGAATCCGCCCTGCTTCTTCGGCGGCGGCACCTTGCCGACCATCAAGGGCCCGGCTCCCTGGCCTCGTCACCAGCCGCACACGGCGGTGGGGAAGCGAGACCGGGGCACCCGTGGTCCACCGCGGTGCCGGTCGACACGGCACCGCGGTGGACCATCCGCGTAGGTGTTAGCCGAGAGGTTGGCCGTCGTAGTCGCCGCCGACGCAGGTTTGGATGAAGCTGGGACGGCCGTGGCCGAGAATGCATAGCAGGACGCTGACGTTGGGCGCGGCGGTTGCCGTGGCAGCGGTGCCGAGCAGCGCGGGCACGGCCAACGAGGCGGCGATGGCCATGGTGACGATGGCGCGACGCATAGGCGAAGCTCCTTCCGGAGTATGTGTTCCCAGTGGGCGATGGCCTCCCCAACGAGCGTCGTCAGGAGTACGGGCTCAGGCGGAAGGCCGTCAACGCATGCGGCTAGTGCGGCAGGGGGAAAATGCCCAGTGAGCGCCTGGGCAAGGTCACCCACACGGGTACCAACGGCGCACAACCTGCGCGATTCCTCTGTCCTGCGCCACCGCGCACGCTCGCGCGCTCGATCGAAGCCCGGACCGCCACTGCGCCGCCGGGCCCGGCCATCACGCAGCGCACAGGCGCACGACGCCATAGGAGGGCCCGGAGTTGATCCGGGCCCTTTTCCGCACCCTCGTTGTGTACCTAGTGGAGCACCCAGTACAGTGATCTTCATCGAACTCCACCTGACACCCACCTGCACCCGCGAGGCGGGCCCGCCCAGAGGGAACAGCAGATGAGCGAGCAGAACCAGTCTTCCGAAGCCGTATACCGCAGGCGCCCTGATAGGGCGCTGGGCAAGGCGAGCGAGGCGGAGCAGCGTTCTGCCCTCGCGGCCTACATCGCCGAGCGGCCCCAGCTCGCCGCCTTCGCCCGCGACATGGTGCGCGCCTTCGAGGAACACGAGGCCGCCGACGTGCGGGCACGGCTGGCCGCCGCCGGCGCCGCCCGGAAGGCGTGGAAGAAGTACGAACCGGAGGTGCCCGCGCTGATTCTGGACGCCCGCGCCGCCGGCGTCTCCGGCGTGGAAATCGCGGCGGACCTCGGCATGAACCCGTCGTACGTCTTCCGCATCCTGCGCGAGAAGGTCCGCTACTCGTACCGGATCGACGTGTTCAACGATCCCGACATCGGCTTGGGGTGGCAGGCGGACGAGAACGGCGAAGGTGTCGCCGACGCCAACGAGGCGGGCGGACTCGCCGACCCCGACCGCCTCGCCGACGAACATCGGCAGGGCATGCTCGGCGTCCGCCGCGCGCACCTGGCCGCCCGCGTCCTCATGTGGAAAGGCCCCGACATGGGCCTCGACGACGAGGCCGTGTACGTGCGCGAGTGGCCCGCAGCCGAAGCCGACAAGCAGTAAAAACGAAGCAGGCCCGCCCCAGCACTCCACATGCCGGAACGGGCCCTAACCGAACGGGAGCTAACCCCGTGGCTACGCACAACCCTATCGTCGGCCCACCGGCCGCCGTCCCGAGCCGTCCGTCGTGGGCGCCTTTGGCTGCGGCCGTCGCCGTCACCGCCGGTTTCGCCGCCTTGGCGTTCCGGCTGTCCTTCGCATCCCTCACCACGCTTGCCGCCGAGCACGGCGTCGCCCCTGACATCGTGTGGATGTTCGCTGTCCTGGTCGATGGCGGCGCCGTCGTCGGCACCGTCGGCGTCATCGCCGCCCGGCGCGCCGGCCGACCGACGGCGCCCTACTGGGCAACGGTCATCGCGTTCGCCGTGACGTCACTCTGCTTCAACGTGTCGCACAGCGACGGCACCGGCGCCGGTGCCGCAATCGCCGTCGTGCCGCCGGTGGCGCAGCTCGTCGCAACGGAACTCCTGGTGCGCATGCTGCCGACGCCCGAGACCGTGGCCGCCGACGACATCGCCCCGGCCGTCGCCGCCGCCACCGACGCCGTCCAGCGCGCGCAGGACGCCGCCGACGCCGCCCGTACCTCCGCCGACACGGCGCAGGCCGCCGCGGAGGCTGCCGCCACCACCGCCGCCCGCGCCGAGCAGGCCGCCGCCGCGCTCACCACCACCACCACCACCACCACCGCCGCGCCGCCGCTCGCCCTCGTCGATCTCGCCGCCGCCGTCGCCGCCGTCGAGGCGCCGCCCGTCCTCGACGACGCCCTCGACGACGCTCCGGCGCCGCTCCCCTTGGCCGCGACGTTCACCGCGCCGCCGCTCCCGACGCCCGCGCCGCCCGACGACGTCCTCGACGACGGCGCTCCCGCCGACGCAGCAGCGCCCGACGCCCCGCCGGCCGCCGCCATTGCCGCGTACCGGCGCATACGACGGGAGACCGGCGCCCGACCGACAGCGGAGGTTCTCGGCGCGGCGTTGGGGGTGAAGCGCACGCGCGGCGGGGAGCTGCGCCGCATGGTCGAGCAGGCCCTCGGCACCCCTGTTGCGACCGTTATTAAGTCGTGATCTAATGGGTGGCGCCTCCGGCGTGCCCGGAAGTTGATCGCAACGCCCCGCCAACCCACCCCCCGGTTGGCGGGGCTTTCGTATGCCCGGGAGGTGAGCCCATGGCTGCCCCCATCACCGACGACGACCGGGCCGAGGTCCGCCGCCTGCACGCGGCCGGCCGGTCCCGGAACCAGATCGCCCGCGCGATCGGCCGCTCGTCCTCGACCGTGTCGAAGATCGCCCGCGAGGAGGGGCTCAGGTTCGAGGGCGGCGCCCGCATCGCCCCGGCCACCGAGGCGCGGCAGCTCGATCTCGCCGAGCAGCGCCGACAGCTCGTCGCCCGCCTGTACGCCCGCGCCTCCGCCAATCTCGACCGTGTCGAGGCCACCGAGTACGTGCGCGTGGAGCTGCTGCCCACCGGCCGGCCCGTGCGGCTGGTCTCCGACGAACCGCCCGCCCAGGACGAGCGGCACCATTCGCAGGCCATCGGCTCGTACCTGACCAGCGCCGCCCGGCTCGCCGAGATCGACTCCGGCACCGGCACCGGCGAGGTCCGTTCGATGCTCACCGACCTTGCCCGCGGCCTGCGTGCCGCGTTCGCCGACGAGGACCAGGCCGACGGGGACGAGGGGGCCGGCACCAGGGGGTGAGCGTTGCTCGACTCCCTGCCGCTGTCCCGCAAGCAACTTCGGAGCGTCGCGCAGGCCACGGCCCGTATCTGCATTTGGCACGGCGCCGTACGCTCCGGGAAGACGATCTCTTCGCTTCTGGCGTGGCTGCTCGCTGTCGCCGAGGCCCCGCCGTCCGGCCTGATTGTCGTTGTCGGCCGCTCGTTGCAGACGATCGAACGGAACGTCTTCGAGCCGCTCACCGACCCGGCTTTGTTCGGGCCGGTCGCCGCCCAGATCCGGCACACCCGCGGCGCCACCACAGCGACCGTGCTTGGCCGCACCGTCCATCTGATCGGCGCGGCCGATGCGCGCGCCGAGGGCCGACTGCGCGGCTTGACCGCCTCCCTGGCCTACGTCGATGAGGCAACGCTGCTCCCCGAGGCGTTTTGGACGCAGCTTCTCGCGCGGCTGTCCGTTCCCGGGGCGCGGCTGCTCGCGACCACGAACCCCGACAGCCCGCGGCACTGGCTCAAGACGGGCTATCTCGACCGCGAGGGCGAACTCGACCTGCGGTCGTGGCACTTCCGTCTCGACGACAACCCGTCGTTGTCACCGGCGTATGTCGCGTCGCTGGCCGCCGAGTACGTCGGTCTGTGGCGCCGCCGCATGATCGACGGGGCATGGGTCGTTGCCGAGGGCTCGATCTTCGACATGTTCGACGAGCAGCGGCACGTCGTCGCCACCCTGCCGCCCATGCGCCGGCACTGGTGCGCCATCGACTACGGCACGACGAACCCGTTCGCCGCGCTACTGCTCGGCGAGGGCACCGACGGCCGACTGTACGTCTGCTCCGAGTGGCGCCACGATTCGCGCGCCGCGCGCCGGCAGATGACCGACGCCCAGTACAGCGCCGCCGTCCGCCGGTGGCTGGCCGAGCTGGACGTCGAGCCCGAGTTCACGTTCGTGGACCCCTCGGCCGCCAGCTTTTCCACACAGCTGTGGACAGACGGACACCCCGGCGTCGCCCGCGCCCGCAATGAGGTGCTCGACGGAATCCGCAGCGTCTCGACCGCGCTCGACTCCGGCCTGCTGGCCGTGCACTCCTCATGCGAGGGGCTGCTCACGGAGTTCCCCGGCTACACATGGGACCCCACCGCGGCCGACCGCGGCGAAGACCGCCCCATCAAGCGGGACGACCACAGCCTCGACGCCCTGCGCTACGCCCTGCACAGCACGGCGCACGAATGGCGCCACCTGATCACCACGCCGGCCGCCGGCGCCGCGTAGCCCTGCCCGCTCACCGCCGCCGCGTGCGATCGGTCCGACCACGGCAGGGGGTGACACGGTGCCCCTGCCCGACAACGGCGCCATCTGGCCGCCGCGCCAACACGACGCCCTGTACCGGGAGATGCGCGCCGATGACGCGTGGTACTCCGGTGACCGCCACCGCCTCGCCACCGTCTACCGGGGTCAGCAGCACCGCGAGGACGGCCGCCGCCGGCTGTGGGCCCGTCACCAGCACCCGCAGCCCGGCCGGCACGACACCCGCCTGCATATCCCGCTTCCCGCGGACATCGCGACAACGTCCGCTGATCTTCTGTTCAGCGAACCGCCGGTGTTCACCGTGACCGATCCGGCGACGCAGGCCCGCCTCGACGAGATCACCGAGGCCGGCGGCATCGCGAACACCCTTCTTGAGGCCGCGGAAGTCGGTGCCGCCCTCGGCGGCGTCTTCCTGCGCGTCACCTGGGACACCGCCCTTGCCCCCCGGCCGCTGCTCACCGCGATACACGCCGACGCCGCAGCCCCCGAATTCCAGTGGGGGCAGCTCGCCGCCGTCACCTTCTGGCGGGAGCTGCCGACCGACTCGGCAACGGAAGTGTGGCGCCACCTTGAACGCCACGAGGTCGGGACGATCGTCCACGGCCTCTACCAGGGCACCGCCGACAACCTCGGCACCCGCGTACCGCTCACCGAGCACCCCGATACCGCCGGCCTCGCCGACTCCCTCGGCCCCGAGGGCGACAGCATCCCGACCGGCCTCGACCGGCTCACCGCCGCCTACGTTCCCAACATCCGGCCCAACCGCCGGCACCGCGGTTCCCCGCTCGGCCGGTCCGACTACCAGGGCGCGCACGACCTGTTCGACGCGCTCGACGAAACATGGTCGTCGTGGCTGCGCGACATCCGTCTCGCCCGCGCACGGCTGATCGTCCCCGACGGCTACCTGCGCCACCACGGCCCCGGCCACGGCGCGAGCTTCGACGATGACCGCGAGATTTGGCAGGCCCTTGCCATCCCGCCGGGCGACTCCGGCGGCGCCGGCATCACCCTGTCCCAGTTCGCCATCCGTGTGGACGAGCACGAGCGCACCACCGCCGCCATCATGCGGCAGGCGGTGCAGCTCGCCGGGTATTCGGCGCAGTCCTTCGGGCTGGGCGACTCGACCGCGGCGACCGCAACCGAGGTCACCGCACGCGAGCGGCGCAGCATGATCACCCGCGACAAGAAGTCGCGGTACTGGGCCCCGGCCCTGGCCGACATGCTGCTCGTCATGCTCCAGCTCGACCGGGCCCTGTATACCCCGGCACTGACACCGGAGCGCCCGACGATCACGTTCGGCGACTCGGTGAGCGAGGACCCGCAGAGCGTCGCGCAGACGCTTTCCCTGCTCCAGCAGGCCCAGGCCGTGAGCACCGATACGAAGGTGCGCGCACTGCATCCGGACTGGGACGACGTTGCGGTTGCTGAGGAGGTCGAGCGCATCCTCACCGAAACCGGCGCCGCGGTGCCCGACCCGATGCAGGCGGGCACCTTGGACTGATCTCGACCGAGCACTATCGGCTCTACCTCCGCTGGAAGATCGCCAGGAGGATGCGCTCCGCGCGTCTCCTGAAATCCTCATCAGGATGTGAGATGGCCACCCCTGCCAGGCATAAGAGGAAGGCCAGCAACGAGGACGGGAAGCTGACTAGCTCGTTCATGCGGCGACGACCTTTACAAAGTGACGGCCAGTGACTATTGCGGAGAGGCGTGTGCGCGCGCGACGTGTCCGACGCCAATATGACAGAAGGCCCGTGCCTTCGAAAGTAAGACTGAGACTGGCGACAGCAGATGCATTAGAGTGGAGAAGCCGGATACTCCTAGCTTTGTCGCCCTCAAAGCTGGCTTATCCTTCGTTTCCAAGATCGGCTAATCTTTTGACGCCGGACTATAACTGCGGCTATAGCGCTTTTGTGGGCTAGGTCACAATTCCCGGGGGAGGATTGAGTGCCCGCCTCCCCTGCCCTTGTTGACGACCTGTCGGCTGGCGTCCGGGACCTGTACGCGGACGCCGAGGCGCGGCTGCTGGGCATCGTCGCCCGGCAGCTTGCCGCCGGCCTTGAGGCGCCCGGGTGGGCGGTGGCCAAGCTGCGCGACATTCAGCCGCTCCGGCGGGCCGCGCAGAGCGTCGTCGAGGAACTCGGCAAGGCCACGGCCCTCGAAGTGTTCGACGCCGTCGCCGAGGCGTACAACGTCGGCTCCCGCGCGGGGCTGGCCGAACTCGGCGCCCTGGCCGACGAGGACGCCCGCCGGATCGGTGAAAGCACGCCCGGGACGCGCGCCGTTGACCGCCTCGCGCACGAGACGATCGACCGCGTCACCGCCACCCACCGCGGCATTCTTCGCGGCGTGGAGGACGGTTACCGGCAGGTGGTCAGCGAGGTAGCCGCGACGCCGCTTCTGGGCGTGGGCACCCGCCGCGCGGCCTCGCAGGCCGCCATGGCGCGGTTTGCCGACCGAGGTCTGCGCACGTTCGTGGACCGCTCCGGCCGCGCGTGGTCCATGACGTCGTATGCCGAGATGGCTGTGCGCACTGCTGTGGGCCGCGCTGCGGTCGAGGCGCACGGCGACCGGCTGCGCGCCGCGGGGGTGTCCCTGGTCATCGTCTCCAACGCCCCGCACGAGTGCCCTCTGTGCAAGCCGTTCGAGGGCAAGGTGCTGACCCTCGACGGACCGGACGGTGCCCACACGGTCGAGGCCGAGCACGCCGTCGAGGACGGCCGCACCGTGCGCGTGCACGTCGCCGGTTCCCTCGACGAGGCGCGCCGGCACGGGTTGCAACACCCCAACTGCCGGCACTCGACGAGCGCCTACCTGCCCGGTGTCACCCGAGCGCCGGTAGAGCACTCCACCGACCCCTACGGCTACGAAGCCACCCAGCGGCAGCGCGCCATCGAGCGCAACATTCGCCGCTGGAAGAACCGGGCCGCCGCCGCGACCGATCCGGACGCCAAGCGCGCGGCCGAGGCCAAGGTGCGGCACTGGCAGAAGCAGCAGCGCGAACACCTCGCGCAGCACCCGGAGTTGATCCGCAAGCGGCACCGGGAGCAGCCCGGCGCCGGGAACCTCCCCAGCACTGCGCCACGCCCGCCGCGGGTTGCCGTCGAGGCGGCGCGGGTGCGCGCCGGGGACGAGCGCGCCCTGCGGGAGATGAGCGACGAGCAGCTCGCCGTCGCCCACGGCTCCGGCCACCTGGACGAGCGCGACGAGCACCGGATACGGGCGGAGGCCGACCGGCGCGACGAGCATGCGCTGCTTGACCGCGTCCGGCCGCACGGCCGACTCGCCGACCTGACGGCGTTCGGCGACGACGATCTCGCCCGCGTGCTGCCGCACCTGGGCGACGACGACGTTCTGCGGGTAGCCGCCGAGCTGGACCGCCGCGACGTCACCGCATCCCTGCCCGGCGCCCGCCGGGACCTTGTCGGCCTCTCCGACGCTCAACTCGCCGCCCGCGCCCGCCATGCGGACGCCGGGGAACTGGCCACCCTCGCCACCGAGGCGGACCGCCGCGACCTGCTGCGGCAGGTCTTCCCCGGCGGCGCCTTGGCCGCGGACCTGTCCACCGTGGGCGACGACGTCCTCGGCTGGGCCATCCGCTACGCCCGCGAGCACGAGGTCGAGCGGATCGCCGGCGAACTCGACCGCCGGTACCCGCCCGCCCCGGCCGTCGAGGCACGCGGCGCGCACACCCTCGCCGGACAGCTCGCCGACCGGGCCGCCCTCGACGAGGCCCTCGCCCCGGTCGCCGGCCCGGACGACTGGGCGCACCTGGCCCTCGACGGCGACCGGCACGCCGGCCTGTCCGCTATCGAGCGATGGATCGCCGAACGCGAGGAAGCCGCCGCCGCGCAGCGCACGGCCTACACCCGCGAGCAGATCCGGGCCATGTACCAAGAGCACATCTATGCACAGTGGTTGGAGGCCGAGACCGAGCTGCGCGGACACCTGCTCAACCGGAAGGCCGAGGCCGCCGGCGTGGACCCGCGGAGCCTGTTCACGGGCCCGTCGCACGTGGCTTACGCCCGTGCGTCGGAGGATCTCATTCGCTGGTGGCAGGAACACCCGCGAACTACGCTGGCCGAGTACACCGAGAAGGTGACCGGGGTTCGCGATGCCGCAGCCGAGACCGCCCGGCAGGCGCGCACCACGCAGCAGAACAAGCTCTAGGGGGCAGCCATGGGAACGCGGAGCGAACTGGTCCGCGCCATCCACGAAGGCGCAGCAGCCGGCCGCGAGCATCTACCGGTGACCGTCTGCCCGTACCCCCGGGGCGACCTGCTGCGTAGCGCGTGGGTTCGCGGATACGCCAAGGCTCGTCCGCTGGACGACGAGCACGACCAGACCGCCGCCGACTAGAAGTGTCCTGAAGATCTTGAAATCGCGCCCGACTTGCATCGGTTGATGACGATTGACATTTACCGGCAATCCAGGGTGAGCCGGGCGGCCGGAGCAAGATCTTCAGCAGTCTTCTAGGGCCTGTCCGATGGGTCAGCACAGGCCCCCCCAGGGCCTCGAACTGTCAACCCGGGCAGTTGTCGGACGGACGTCCATCGATTCCCGCTTGCGTATGGTGCTGCACATACCCCGGCACTGGCCTGGGGAGTTATGGCGTACAGCGTGGAGGAGCTTCGCGAGTCAACTTCCCGTGGAATGAGGGTCTCATGCATCGTGCCCGTCGTAGCACTGCCGTTGTTTCTGCGGTTTCCGTTGCCGTTCTCGTCCTGGCCGGGTTCTGCGCGACTCCGGCAGTTGCCGCCCCGACCCGGCCCGACCAGGTCCCAGGGAACCTGTGTCAGATCCTTGACGCGCTCCCCCTCCTCGGGGACGCCCTGAAGGGCAAGGTGGGCTGCGGAGAGCAGGGGTAACCCCGGCTCGCCTAAGGCGTGTCCGACCCATCGGCCAGGCCCTAGCCACGCCCTTTCCCAACTCCCCATGAGGGGCCCGCCTTTGCGGGCCCCTTTTTCATGCCCACACACCGCCCGGAGGCCGATTCCCCGATGTCCGAAAGCAACGCTCCCGCCGCACCGGTCACCCCCGCGGTGCCGGCCGCCGACCACGGCGCCCCGCTCGCCCCCGACGCGGCTACCGCCCCGCCGGCCGCGGCCCCCGCCCTGGCCGCCCCGGTGATCGATCCGGCCGCCGAGCAGCGCCTCACCGTCGCCGAGCAGGCCGCGCAGCAGGCCGCCGCCGAACGCGACGAGGTACTCGCCGCGCTGCGGCGCGTCCTCGACCCGGACGGCGCCGCCGCCGAAGCTGATCCCGCCCGGCTTGCCGAGCAGGCCGCCGCCGAACGCGACGCCGCCCGCGCCGAGGCCCGGCAGCTGCGCGTCGAGCTGGCCGCACACCAGGCCGCGCACACCGTCGGCGCCGACCCGGCCCGCCTGCTGGACTCCCGCACTGTCGAGAAGCAGCTCGCCGCGCTCGACCCGGACGACAAGCAGTTCGGCGACAAGCTCGCCGCGGTCATTGCCGACGCCGTCAAGGCCGCCCCCCATCTGCGCGCCGAGGCCGCCCCGCCCGCCGGGCCCGCCCGGGGCGGCGCGGACTTCACCCCCGCCGCCCCTGCCACCCCGACCGCTGAGCAGTTCGTCGCCATGACCTACGGCGAGCGCGTCGCGCTGCACCAGTCCGACCCCGATCTCTACGCGCGGCTGTCCGCCGCATCCCAGTAAGGAGGGCCGCCGAACATGGCGACCGGAAAGACCACTTCGGCACAGATGATCGTGCCCGACGTCTGGGCCGACATGGTGCAGGCGAAGCTCAAGGGCAAGCTCGTGCTCGGCTCCCTGGCACTCAACGACTCCACCCTCGAAGGCAAGCCCGGCGACTCCGTGAACTTCCCGAAGTGGAAGGCGCTCGGCGAGGCCGAAGACCTCACCGAGGGCACGCCGATGAGCCCCGAGCAGCTTGGCACCGACCCCGGCAGCAAGGCCGTCATCAAGGAAGCCGGCAAGGCGGTGGAGATCACCGACAAGGCGAAGCTTGTCGCCTTCGGCGACCCGTTCGCCGAGACGCAGCGACAGCTCGCCCTGTTGATCGCCCGCAAGATCGACAAGGACCTGACGGCCGCCGCGGAGGCGCCCGGAGCGATCACCGTCAACGCCGCCGACAAGGCCCTGTCGTGGGATGTCCTGGTGGACGGCATCGCCCGCTTCGGTGACGAGTGGGAGCCCGATTCCATGGCCGGCCTGGTGATTCACTCGCTCCAGCGCGCCGCCATCTACAAGGACCCCAACTTCATCAGCGCCGACAAGTTCGGCTCCGCCTCTGTCATCCCGCAGGGCGTTATCGGCCAGATCGGCGGCGTCAACGTCTACGTCTCCGACCGCGTCACCACCGCCCCCGGCGGTGAGGGCAAGACGCAGACGTTCAACGCGCTGATGATCCGCCGCGGCGCCCTGGGCCTGCTCTACAAGCGCAAGCCCGTCGTGGAGACCGACCGCGACATCCTCGCCCGAACCACCGTGGTCACCACCAACGTTCACTACGCAACGCACCGCCTCGACGACGAGGGGATCGTCGTCCTGACGACCCGGGGCGCCGCGTGATCCTGCGCCGCCACTACAGCCGCAGAAACGCCCCTGCACCCACCGCGCAGGCCGCGGACGCCCCGCCGGCCGCCAAGCCCGTCCGGCGCCCGGCCGGACGGCGGAAGGCCACCACGACCGACGGGAGGTGAGGCGTGCCCGCCCGCATCTACGCCACCCCCGAGCAGCTCGCCGCGTGGACCGGGCAGCCCGCCCCCGAGGGGGCCGAGCGGCTGCTCGCCCGCGCGTCCGAAGACGTTGACGCCGCGCTGCTCACGGCCGTGTACCCGGTGGACGCCGACGGCGACCCCACCGAGCAGCGCGTCGTCGAAGCCCTGCGGGATGCCACCTGCGCACAGGTCGAATGGCAGGTCGCCACGGGCGACGACGGCACCGGCGCCGCCGGCGTGTGGGACTCGGTATCCATCGGCCCGGTGTCCATGTCCGGCCGCAAGGCCGGTCCGCCCGCCGCGTCCGGCGTCGATCTCGCGCCGCGCGCCCATCGCGCCCTGCGGGCCGCCGGCCTGCTCCCGGGGGTGATCTCGTGAGAGTGCCCGACGCCCTGCTGCGCCACCAGATCACCGTGGAGCCGTACGCAGGTGAGGGCGCCTACGGGGCGCAGCACCGCCACGCCATCCCGAACGTGCGCGCCCTGGTGAGCGAGGGCACGCGCATGGTGCGCGCCGCCGACGGCCGCCAAGTCCAGGCCACCGCAACCGTGATCGCCGGACCGACGCTCGACTGCCCGCCCGGCAGCCGGATCACGCTCCCCGACGGACGCACCACGACCGCGATCACCGTCACCCGCCACACCGCGCCCGGCCTGCCCGTGCCGGCCTGTACGGAGGTGGCTTGCGAATGAGCCAGTCCGCACACCTGAGCTGGAACGGCTCCGCCGCCACGGCCGCGATCCGGCAGGCCGCCGCCCGCGGCGCGCGCCTGGGCGCCGAACACGTCCTACAGGTCAGCCGGCAGAAAGTACCGATCGAAGAGGGCACCCTCGAACGCAGCGGCACCGTCAGCGTCGACGAACAGCAGGCCACCGCCGCCGTCTCCTACGACACCCCGTACGCGCGCAGGGTCCACGAAGACCTGACCGCCCGGCACGCTCCCGGGCGCAGCGCGAAGTACCTCGAAAGCGTGCTGCCCGAGACCGCTGGCGAGGTTCAGGCGCTCATCGCCGCGCAGGTGAAGCGAACTCTGCGTTAGAGGGGTTGCGCACTTGCCCAGCGCCTAATGAAATCCTTTCCATTATCCGTCAACACAAGCGGCTTTAGGCTCTGATCCGGCGCTACCGCCCAAGGCTCTCCCATTCGGACCAGTTCGTCATCCAGGAGATTCGCTATCAGCCACCACATCGGCCTGTGTATGTGGATGACTTCACGGAGTCGCTTCTGAGCTTCATCTTTCGGCTCAAAGATCGCCAGCACAGCACCCGGGGGAATGGACTTCCGAAACCGTTCGTCTATTTCAAGCTGACGCAAGAACACCCTCAAGAGCTGTCGCTCTGTATCCGTATACCGCTGATTTACGATCTCAAGGTTGGCCTTGTACTGAAGCATTGCCTTCCGGTCGATTTCTCCTCGGTCAAAACGCGCGTGACACGTTGGACAGAGCGCGATCAGGTTCTCAAAGGTGTGTTCTCGCACCTTGGCCCATGGCGTGATGTGCGCAAGGTCGACGGGGGTCTGTCGACACGTAGGGATCGCGCACCGATGCCCAGCCTCGACAAGTACGGCCCGCTTCAGGTCCGTTGGGATGTTCGGTCTGCCTTCAGCCATGCCGCCGAGCATAGGCACCACCTAGGACATCACTCCTCATGAGCTACACCGTCGACCTGCTCGACGGTCTCGCCCGCCTGCTGCACGAGCAGAGTGTCGGCGTCTACCGGACCGACGGCCCGTACGCCGCCAGCGAGACCGCTATCACCATCGATGCCACCCCGCCCACTCCCGATCGCGTGATCTGCCTGTCGGCCTACCCGGTCACCGAGTCGTCCGCGCTCACCGACACCACCACCGGCATCCAGGTACGCACCCGTGGCGGCCTCGACCCGCGTGACGTCACCGCGCTCGACGACGCGGTGTTCGACGTGCTGCACGGCGCCGGCCCATTCCAGTGGGGCGCCGCCCACGTGCAGCTCATCTTTCGAGCCTCGGCCGCCCCGATCGGCGCCGACAGCAGCGGGCGCGCGGAGCGCAGCAGCAACTACCACGCCCGCGCGCACCGCCGGGCCAAACACCTTGAATAGGAGGCGCCTTGAGCACCCCGACGCCGCCGGCCGAGACGATCACCGCACTCGCCCGCCGCTACCGGCTTGAGCTGGACATGAGTAAGGACGGCACCACCCCGGTATGGACGCTCGTCCCGGGGATCACCGAGTTCACCCCGAAGGTGGAGGCCACGCAGCAAGACGTCACCACCTACGACAGCGACGGGTGGACAGAGCAGGCCGTAACGATGCTGGCATGGAGCATTGAGGCCACGATGGCGCACCGCGCCCACCCCGTGACCGGTGCCTTCAACGCGGCGCAGGAGGCCCTGCGCAAGGCGTCCATGTCGTTCGGGGCTGGGTCGTATGTGCGGGTGCGCTACTACGACCGCACGGGCCAGCCGGACGCCTACCAGGGAACCGCGCTGGTGAAGTGGGAGCCGGACGGCGGCAAGGCCGATGACGTGGACACCATCAAGATGGAGCTGACCGGGTCCGGGCCGCTGGTGGAGATCACGAACCCGGTGGCCGGCATCCAGAAGGGGGCCGGGTCCTAATGGCGTTCGAGGCCCTCGGCGAGCTGCTCGCCGAATCGTTGCCCCTGCCGGTGGAGGGCCGCACCTACACGATTGCGGCGCCCTCCGCCGAGGTGGGGCTGCGCGTTCAAGCCCTGATCAACGCTGCCGCGGTAGCGGCGGACGGGGGCCGCGTTGATGAGCAGGTGCTCAGCGACGCCGCCGAGCGTGATGTGTTCCGCGACGTCCTCGGCCCCGCCCATGACCAGATGGTTTCCGACGGCGTGTCGTGGCCCGCGCTCAAGCACGCCGCGATCACGGCCATGGTGTGGATCGCGCAGGACAAGGCCGCGGCGGAACGTTTCTGGAATGCGGCCGGCGACCCTTCTCGGCTGGCCCCGAACCGGCAGGCTCGGCGCAGCCGGTCGGGCGGGGCGAATACGACGAAGTCTCAGGGCTCTACGAGTGGTACGAGTACCCGCCCGGCCACCACCCGCGCCAAGAACAAGCGGGCGCGGCCGAGTCGCTGACCTGGCGCCGGATTCTCGACGAGTGGCCGCTCGTCGAGGCCGACCTGCACGAGGTGTACGGAATCGATCTCGGCGACCGCGCGCTGCTGCGCTCCCGTTCCTGGCGGTGGCTGCGCGTGCGCGTCCTCGGCCTTCTCTCCGCTGAATCGCGGCTCGCCCGCTTGCTCACCCCCTCGCCCGATGCCCCCTCGGCGAAGGGGGGCCCGATCACCAGGAGGTGAGCCGTGGCCCTCATGGTGGGTGAACTCGCCGCGACGATCACCGTTGACCCCTCCGGCATCGAGCGGGGCGTCGCTCGTGCGCGGGCGGCCGTGCAGTCCGGAGGCGACCAGATGGCCGCGTCCGCCGGGCAGGCCGGGCAGCACGCCGGCGAGCAGCTCGGCGACGGCGTCGCCGAGGGCGCCACCCGCGGCGGTGAACGCGCCAAGCAGGGTCTTGTCACCACGCTGAAAGGGTTCGCCGCCGCGGCGGTGGGCTCGACGATCGGCGCGGCGCTGATCGGCGGCATTGGGCAGGCCCTTGAACAGTCGAAGATCACCGGGCATTTGCAGGCCCAGCTCGGCGCAACGGGCCCGGTCGCCAAGCAGTACGGCAAGGTTGCCGGTGCGCTGTATGCCGGGGCGATCGTCGATTCGGTCGAGGGCGGCGCCGAGGTCATCAAGGGCATAGCCCGCAATGGTCTGTTGCCGCCGGAGGCGACGGAAGCGCAGATCCAGACCATGGGCCGGCGGGTCGCCGACACCGCGGCCGTCATGGGCGAGGACGTCAGCAAGGTCTCTCGTGCGGTGGGCACGATGATGAAAACCGGCCTCGCCAAGAGCGCTGACGAGGCGATGGACGTCCTTGTCAAGGGCTCGCAGAACGGTGTCGATGCCGCCGAGGATTTGCTCGACACCTTTTCGGAGTACCCCACCGAATTCCGGCAGCTCGGCCTCGATGCCAAGACGTCGATGGGCCTGCTTCAGCAGGGTTTGCAGGGCGGTGCGCGCGATAGTGACGTCGTCGCCGACAGCTTGAAGGAATTCACGCTTCAAGCCCAAGGCATGTCGGATAAGACGAAGCAGGCGTATGCCGATCTCGGCCTGTCCGGCGAGAAGATGCAAAAGGTTTTCCGCGAGGGTGGCCCGTCTGCTGCCGCTGCTTTCGAGCAGGTCATTACCAAGCTTCGCGGGGTTCAGGACCCTGCCAAGAAAAGTGAGATCGCCCTCGGTCTTTTCGGTACCAAGGCCGAGGACATGCAGCAGGCGATTTACGCCCTCGACCCCGCGCATGCCGTTGATGCCCTCGGCAAGGTGAAGGGCTCGGCCGATGAGGCCGGTAATTCGCTGCGGGACAACGCTGCGACGAAATTTGAGATGTTTAAGCGGGGTGTGACGCAGAAGGTCGTCGGCGTTCTCGGGAACTACATGGTTCCTGCGCTGATGACCGGTGCGCAGTGGATCGGCAAGTTCGGCGGCGCCTTCCAAGCGGCGGGCTCGTTCGTCTCCCAGCACTCGACGAGCCTTTCGATCGCGGCCGGCGTGATCACGGTGGTGATGCTCCCGGCTTTGATCGGTCTTGCCGTTCAGGCCGGCACCACCGCTACGGCTGTCGTGGTCAGTTGGGCCACGCAGGGCACCGCAGCCGCAACCGGGGCCGTCCGCTTCGTTGCCTCCAACGCGGTCATTCTGGCCGGCTGGATCGCGCAGGGCGCAGGCGCCGCGGCAGCAGCGGCACGCGTGGCCGGCTCATGGCTGCTTATGGGCGCACAGGCCATGGCCCAGGGCGCCCGCATGGCTGCGGCGTGGCTGCTCGCGATGGGCCCGATTCCGCTGATCATTGCCGCGGTCGTCGGCCTGGTCGCGTTGATCGTCGCGAACTGGGACAGCATCAAGGCGGCCACGGCGGCGGTATGGGATTGGGTCTGGGGCAAGATCAAGGGCGTTGCGCAATGGCTACTCGACCTGTTCCTGAATTTCACGCTCGTTGGCATCATCATCAGCCATTGGGATTCCATACGATCCGGCACCGTGCGCGTCTGGAACGCCATCGTTGATTGGGTCCGCGACATCCCCGGCCACATCGTCAGTTTCTTTTTGAACTGGACGCTCGTCGGACTGATCATTGGCCATTGGTCGTCCATCAGGAGCGGAACGCAGCGCGTCGCCGGTTCCATGCTCGATTATGTGCACGGACTTCCTGGCCGCATCGTAAGCTATTTCGGGAATTTCGGTTCGATGCTGTACGACAAGGGCGCAGACCTTATACGCGGCCTGTGGAACGGAATTCGCTCCATGGGATCGTGGCTGCGCTCTACTTTGATGAGCTGGGCGAAAAACATGATTCCCGGCCCGATCGCCAAGGCCCTCGGAATTCATTCGCCCTCGCGGCTGATGCGCGACCAGATCGGCAAATTCATTCCCGCCGGTCTGGTCGCGGGCATCGAGGCCGGCGCCCCGGCCGTCGATCGCACCATGCGCCAACTCGTGACCGTGCCGGCCGCTCCCCGCTTCGCCCTGGCCGGCGCCCCCGGCATGGGGGCGGGCGCGATGTTCGGGCCCCCGGCGCCGACCGTCCACATCGAGAACTGGCACGCAGGCGATGCGACCGCGGACCAGACGGCCGCGGCGCTGGCCTGGCATGCCAAGGGCAGGGGGTGAGCGATGGCCGCCGGTGACATAGTCACCGCCCCCGGGCACATCCAGTTCGGCGACGTCCTGCTCGGCCCCGGCACCCCCTACCGGTGGCAGAGCCTCACCGGGTGGGAGGACTCCCCGGGGCTGGACTCCGGCACGGTCAACCGCGCCGACGCGCACGGGGCTTGGCCCGGCCGGCTGCTCGCACAGCCCCGCACGATCACCGTTGACGGCCTGGTCGTGCGCGCCGAACCGGGAGCGGTCGGGGCGGTCGTGCGGCACCTTGCCGCGGCGACCGCGCTGCGCGACGGCGAGCTGCCGCTCGTCGTGCGGCTCGACGACAGCCCGCCCCTGCTGTCCTGGGCCCGCTGCATCCGCCGGTCCGTGCCCGTCACCCGCGGCTACGCGGCCGGCGTCGCCACGGGCGGGGCGTTGCAGTTTGAGGCCACCGACCCCCGCCGGTACGCGCTCGACGAGCAGCTCGTCACCGCGCGCCTGCCCACGGCCGAGCCCGGTCTCGACTGGCACCTCGACCCCGGCCCGGAGGGTCTCTCCTGGCCGCTGGACTTCGGGCCGCCAGGGGCAACCGGCGCCCTGGTGGCGGTCAACGACGGAGACGCCCCGGTACACCCGGTGATCTCCTTCCGCGGCCCGCTCACCCTGCCGTCGCTGACCAACGTCGCCACGGCCGAGCGCATCGAGTACGACATCACCCTCGCTCCCGACGACGAGCTGCTCGTCGATACCGCCGCCGGCACGGTCACCCTCAACCACAGCGCCTCGCGCCTGTACACCGTGACCCCGCAATCCGTGCCCGAGGCAACGTTCGTCCTCGCGCCGGGAACGAACAACTTCGCCTTCCGGGCCGCGCCCGGATCATCCGACCCGCGCGCCGCCTGCTCCATGCGGTGGCGCTCCGCCTACTGGTAAGGAGGCCGCCCGTGACCGTGCGCGCCGCTTGGCTGCTGCCGAACGCACAGACCCGTGAAGACACCCGCCTCGCCCCCGTCGGTGTCCTCGCGCCCGAGGGGGAGTTGCTCAGCCGCGCCGGCGTGATTCCCGGCGGGGCGGCGCTTGCCGCCACCAGCGCGGGCCCGATGCAGGTGCAGCTCGGCATCGGCCGGGCCGTGGTGCAGGGCACCCTCGCTCAGGGGGCTTACCCGGTCGTCGTCTCCTCCCCGGAGACGCTCACGGTTGACGACGGGCACCCGCAGTTCGACCGTATCGATTCGGTTGTGCTGCGGGTCTACGACGGGATGTACGACACCAGCGGGCAGACCCGCGTAGCCGCCGAGATCATCCAAGGCACGCCGACCGCGACCCCGAACCCGCCCACGCTGCCCCCGGCCGCGCTCCGGCTGTGGGACGTGACCGTACCGGCCGGAGCCTCGGCCGGCGTCGGCGGCTTGGACTGGACGCGGGCTCTGGCCGACCGGCGGCAGTACACCACCGCGCACGGCGGCATCATCCCCCACGGCTGGGCCATGACCTTCAACGGCGCCTACGACGGCCAGTTCCGCGACAACGGCGTGACAGGGCTGGAGCGTTGGAACGCCACCGCCCGCGCGTGGCTACCCTACCCCTACGACTCCGGTTGGCAGCCGCTCACCCTCGCCGCCGGCTACGGCAACCCGGGCCATGGCATGCCGGCCTCGTGGCGCCGCCTGGGCGCCATGGTGATGTTGCGCGGCCGGATCGGCCCGACCAAGTCGGGGGCCACCATTGCCAACGGCGCGACCATCGCCACTCTTCCGGCGCCGATCCGGCCCGCCGGCGGTCGTGAATTCGCGTGGGCCGCGCCCCGCGATGTCACCAGCAAGGGCCCCGCTCTCACCCGTGTGGAGATCACCGGCGCCGGCGTCCTGCGCACCTTCGAATTGTTCGACGCCCCCGCGTGGATCAGCCTCGACGGCGTCACCTACTGCACCGACTAAGCACCACCGGGGGGTGAACGATGGCTGCCCCCACCTACCGCGCCTTGTTCTGCGACCTGCGCTCAGACCAACTGCTCGACGTCCTGCCGTTGCAGGGGATTTCCCTCGACGACTACATAGGCAAGACGGGCACCGCCTCCGGCACAATCCCCATTGCCACACCGGAGTTGGCCGCCCGAGTGCGCGCCACCGTCGTTCCCGGGCGTACCGCGTTGTGGATCGAGCGGGACCGGGAAATCTGGTGGGGCGGCATCATCTGGACGGCCTCTCTACAATCCAGCGCCCGCGGCTTTCTCTCCATGCAGGTGCAGGCCGGAACGTTCGACTCCTACCTCGATCACCGGATGCTGACAGATTCCTTGGACAGCAGGGGAGTTGACCAGTACGACATCGTCAGAACGCTGCTCGACTACGTGCAGGGCACCAATGGCGGGGATATCGGCATCACCTACGACGGTGCGCCGTCGGGCGTCGCCCGCGACCGTTCGTACAGCCGCTATGACCTGCCGAAGATCCGGGACCTGATCAACCAACTCGCCGCCACGGAGAACGGTTTCGAGTGGCGCATTGCTGCCTATCGCGATCCGGATTCCGGCCGGCGCGTCAAAGAGCTACAGCTCGGCTCCCCCATCCGCACGGGCACGAGCGAGATCGTCCTCGACCACCCCGGGCCCGTCCTGTCCTACACATGGCCGGTCGATGCAACGCCCCTGGCCAACGCATGGCAGTGCCGCGGGGCGACCGACAACCGCAACCAGGCCGCCGAGTCGCACCCGATCATGTCCGAGCTGCTCGTCGCCGACGCTGATATCGCCGCCGGCTGGCCCCGCCTCGATGGCAGCAGCGACTACTCGACCGTGATCACACAGAGCGTTCTCGACGCCCACGCCCGCGCGGACTGGATGCGCGCCCGCGCGCCGCTGACCATTCCCGAGATCACCGTGCGCATGGACGGCTCCATCACGCCGGCCCTGCTCGGCGCCACCATCCGGCTGCGCATCCGCGATCTCTGGTGGTCCGAGACCCTCGACCGGCGTTACCGCATCGTCGGGCTTGCCATCACCCCACCGGAGCGCGGTCGCGCCGAGACCGCCCGACTCTTCTTGGAGGCCGCCTAATGGCCGCTGTGCCCCTCGACCTGCTCGACCGCATCCGCGAGCTTGAACGGCAGGTGCGCGAACTCGCCGGACGGTCTCAGATCCGGCCCGCCATGGACCAGGTGAGCAAGGGCTACGTCCGCATCGGCGAGGGCGGAGCGTTCGGCGTCTTCTCCCCCGAGGGAAAGCAGATCCTCGGCGTTGGCCACTGGGGCAACGGTGAGTACGGCCTGAGCATGAAGCGGCAGGACGGAAGCCCTGCGATGACCATCCGTAACGGCACCGACGAGAAGATGCCGCAGCCGGTGCGTCTGTTCGACCCGAAGGGAAACGAGATCTGGGCCGACGACGTCAAAAACGGCGGCATCGCATGCCCCTACATCGCTCTGCTTCCTCCCCAGAACTCCGACATTGCCGCGTCCTGGCCCAAGACCGATTCCGCATCGTTCGCGGACGTTGCCCGCTCGTTCAACTCCCTTTGGCAACCCAAGATCCGCCTTTTCATGTACACGGCCGCGGACGGCGGTACTGCCGGTGAGGTGCGCGTGCTGGTCAACGGGCAAGTCTGGGGGCCTGCCGTGCGCGCCGGCCAGGATTTCGACTACACCGGCGCTGTGGGGGGTGACCCCGGATCGCTTGTCGAAATCGTCGTCGAGGCCCGCAGGACCAGCGGCAACGGGCATGTCTATGCACAGCCGAAGATGCTTTATGGCTGCCGAACTTAAGGAGTAATGGCGCTTGCTGCCCAGTTCCATCCCGGTCGTCACGGTGACCGGCCGCTACCTCAGTCCCGACGGCCGGCCGCTGTCCGGCAGCGTCACTTTCCGCGCCCCGGCTCAGGTGACCTTCCCCGAGGCCGACGTCATCCTCGGCGGCCCCGTCGTCGCCCAGCTCGACGCCCAAGGGCAGATCAGCGCGACACTGCCCGCAACCGATGCCCCGCACATGGACCCCACCGGCTGGTCCTACACCGTCAGCGAAGCCCTATCCGGCATCCCCAACGGCCGCTCGTACAACATCCTGCTACCGGCCGACCAGCCGCACGTGGACCTCGCGGACATTGCCCCAACCGACCCCAGCAAACCGAACTACGTCCCCATCGTGGGCCCGGAGGGGCCACGCGGTGCGCAGGGCGCGAGCGCCTACGAGGTGGCCCTCGCCGCCGGTTTCACCGGCACCCCCGCCGACTGGCTCACCTCTCTGATCGGCCCCCGCGGCGCCACGGGCCCACAGGGACCACAGGGCCCCGTCGGCGTCCCCGGCCGGGACGGCGCTCCCGGTGCCCCGGGCCTGGTCCAGTCGGTCAACGGGCACAGCGCGGCCGACGTCGTACTCACCGCGGCCGACGTCGGCGCCCTACCGGCCAGCACGGCCGGCGCCCCGGGTGGCGTGGCGCAGCTCGACGCCTCCGGGAAGGTGCCCGCCGCGCAGCTCCCCGCGTCCTCCGGCGGCGGCGCGGTGCAGTCGGTCAACGGCAAGACGGGAGCGGTGCAGCTCACCGCCGGCGATGTCGGCGCGCTCGACCAGGCCGCCGCCGACGCCCGGTACGTCCAGCCGTCCGCCGTCCCCGTGACCTCCGTCGCGGGCAAGACCGGCGCCGTGACCCTCACCCCGACCGACGTCGGCGCGCTGGCCACCACCGCCCGCGGGAAGGCCGGCGGTGTCGCAGCCCTCGACGGCTCCGGCGACGTGCCCCTCGCGCAGCTCCCGCCGATCACATACCCGAACGTCTGGTACCCGGCGGACCTCGGGTTCGTCGCGTGGAACGCGGACCCGTCCGTCATGGACGGCGCCACGCCCAACAGCGCGGGCGGCCCCGGCGACCGGCCGGCCTCCGGCCGGATCTACTACTCGTCGATCGTCATGCGGGACACCGCCACCGTTTCGAAAATCTGCCTGCACACCTACGGCTATTCCGGGGCGTCCGGCGGTATCACCAGCGGCTCATACGCCGGCATCTACACCGCGGGCGGAACCCGCCTCGCGACCACCGCCGATCTGTCCGCCGCCGGCCGCTACGCCGAGGAACACAGCGTCGGCGGCGGCACGACCTACCTCTCGCTGACCGAGGCGCAGACCCTCGCCCCCGGCGTGTACGTCCTGGCGTTCGTCCTGAACTGGTCCACCGCGGCGAACACACCACTCGTCGCGAGCATCGGCCAAGGCATGGACGCCTCCGGCAAGGTCGGCGCCATCAGCGCCAGCAGGCCGCCGCGGTTCGCCATGTCCAGCGACAAGGGCAATACCGCCCTCCCCACGTCGGTGAACTGGACCGGATCAGCCGTGGCCGGCATCTGCACCCGCTATTGGATGGCCCTCGCCTAACCCCCAGCACGCCCCGTTCGAACGCCCCGCGCACCTGTGTGCCGGGGCTTCCTTCATGTCTGGAGACACCCACCATGGCAACACCCCTGACCGCCGACGAGCTGCTCGCCGCGCTGCGCGCCGAGGGCGTGCGCGTCGTCGAATACGGCTCGTGGCGCACCCACGACCGCGCCGGACACGGCGCGTGGGGCCCGATCAACGGCGTGATGATCCACCACACCGTGAGCAGCGGCACCGACTCATCCGTTGAGCTGTGCTACGACGGATACGCCGAACTCCCCGGCCCGCTGTGCCACGGCGTGATCGCCAAGGACGGCACCGTGTACCTGATCAGCGCCGGCCGCGCCAACCACGCCGGCGCCGGTGACAGTGACGTCCTGGCCGCGGTCGTCGCCGAGCAGTCCCTGCCCGAGCCGTCAGAGATGAACGCGGACGGCAACGCCCGCTTCTACGGATTCGAGTGCGTCAACCTGGGCAACGGCGCCGACCCGTGGCCCGACGCGCAGCTCGACGCCATCGAGCGCGCCGCCGCCGCGATCTGCCGCGCCTACGGCTGGTCGGCCGCATCCGTGATCGGACACAAGGAGTGGACCGACACCAAGACCGACCCCCGCGGCTTCTCCATGCAGACGATGCGCGAGCGCATCGACCGGCGCCTCGCCACCAAGGCCGGCAAGCCCGTCCCCACCCCGGCCTACGAGCCGTTCCCCGGCGTCGAGTTCTTCAAGAGCTACCCCCGCAGCCCCATTGTGACCGCCATGGGCCGACGGCTCGTCGAGGAGGGATGTTCGGCCTACCACTCCGGCCCCGGCCCCCAGTGGACCACGGCCGATGCCCAGTCCTTCCGACGCTGGCAGCAGAAGCTCGGCGACGCCCCGCAATTCTGCGACGGAATCCCCGGCCGCCGGCAGTGGGACGCCCTCAAGGTCCCCAAGGTCTAGCCCCACCCTCATCACGAAACGGAGCACCACCCCCCTTGAGCCCTGCCGCCAAACACACCGCACGCACCATCGTGCAGACCGCCGTCGCAATCGCGGTCATGCTGCCCGCCATCGTCGATGCCTCCGGCATCCCCGCATCCCTGCCCTGGGTCGCCGGCGCCCTGGCCGTCGCCGGCGCCCTCACGCGGATCATGGCCCTACCGGGCGTCCAGGCCCTCATGCCCCGATGGCTGCGCACCGACCCGTCCACCCCGGACCCCGCCGACAGGGGCACCGTGTGACAGATCCCAGCCCGAATGACGTCGCCCTCGAACTGGAACGGCTTCGGGGCGTCGTCGAGGTAGGGTTCGCCCGCATCGACGGCTCCCTTGCACTGCTCGTGCAGCGATCCGACCAGACCGACAAGCAACTCGCTGACCACGAGAACCGCCTCGACGAACTCGAACGTGCCCGCTGGCCCCTGCCCAGCCTCGCCGCCCTCCTGGCCATCGCGGGCCTACTTGTCTCGATCTGGCAGGCCACCACCGGCCACTGAACCTTCCTCCGGCTGCGAACGGCCGCCGGAACAGCATCGCGGCCCGCCCCCATGTGGGGGCGGGCCGCCTTTTGCCGTATCCCGTACCCATGCTGCCAACTACCGTTACTTCAACGGTCGCAGCCTCTTCTAACCGCCCGCGTACTCTGGCTGTAGACCTGCGTCGTCACGTCCCATAAGGGGTACCG